CTATTTGAGGGTTACAGGCCTGATTTCTTCTACTTTATTTTGTAACACGGCTACCTGCTCTTCAAGCACCTTCAGGCGCACTTCGTTTATTCGATTTTGGGCCTCCTGCTGAATCTTAACTTCGCTTATTTCCCCCTTTAATTGAAAAAAAGTTGTTAAAACTGAAGTGACAATGCTGGCAGTGCCCAATATCGTCACAACAATATTTTTTATAGTAATGCCTTTTAGCTGTCGATGTTCAATAGATGTCATTTAAGTAAAGATAATCGCGCCTTATACGCGGTATTGTATGGATGAATGGTAAATGGACGCTTTAATCATTTAAAGGCTCATATTGTTTAACAGCAAACTGCGCCAACACTGCAATTGTACTGCCAATAGCAATTATGATGGTTGTAAGTTTTACCGGCATTCCGGTGATTTGCGAAAGCGAGGTACCCATACCGGCCAAGCTAATTCCGAAAACCTGCATCCGCTTAAAAAACGTTGGGGTGTCGCTTGTTAGGCGTTCCCAAAAGGTATATTTTTTTTCCATAGATTATTTGATTAAGACTGGGTAAGGTTAGGCTCGGCGAGGATAGGAAATCAATGAAGAAATATGCAATGCATAATTCCATAATATCATGCAACACATCAATAAAATTGCCCGGTTACACAATCGACAATAACTATAGCACTTTAAAACGGTTTTTGATAGTTAAAAACTTCCTTTCAAAAAAGTAATACGATGAGTAAGATACAAGAAAAAGTAACGGCAAGTTTATTAACAAGGAATTGCCATACTTCCAATCACTCCAAGGTTGTGAAAAGGTAAACAATTGTTGCCATATGTAAATGCTATAAGATAATACTCCTATTTTTACTAAAATGGGATGTTTGAGTATTGAGGAAAAGAAGTTATCGCCAGCTAAGTTTAAAATAATAACCGCACTGATTAACACTGGAAAGACGTAAATAAGGGCATTCCAATTTAAAACTCCTGTAATATGAACGCTAATAGCCATTACAAATAATATAAAGCTTAAAAGGTATGAAGTCTTTTTAACTCTTATTACACCTTTGAAAATTAAGATTGCAGTTAGCGAGCCTATTAAAATTGACGAAGTGCCATAGCCTAACAAATAGGTAAAAGATAGAATTAATTTATGTGCAAGTTGATAATTGCTACCCAACGGCATCCGCCCGACTATAACTATAAACGGCAAAGTTAAAAGGATTAACGTCACAAGTAATAAATATTTGTTTGTCGATTTAACAAGTAAGATCGGAAATATTAGATAAAACTGCTCTTCTACGGCAAGGCTCCAAAAATGAGAAGTCTGCCAATTTGAACCGTATTGAATAGGAAAGTTTCCAATGTATAATCCGGCAGTCAAAAACATTCTTGGAGTTGTGTGTAAATGAAATACTAGAGTTAGGATTATTAAAGAAACCAAATATAAATATGCAACTGGAAAGATACGCAGCGCTCTTCTAACATAAAATTTCTTTAAGTCGACCCAGCCTTTCTTTGCCTTTTCTTTTAATAATAGTGTGGTTATTAAAAAGCCACTCAAAACAAAGAATATATCAACACCGATGCTTCCAGGTAAATAATCAACCCACCATGTCCCTATTAATGAGTGACCTAACAGAACAAATATTATTGCAATACCTCTAAGGCCATCTAAGCCATTAAGGTGATTTGGTTGCAAGATCTTGGGCGTTGTATTATTATCTGAAAACAGCCTATCTTTAAATAGTTCCAACCAAACTTTATTCATATGTTCAAATAAACAAAACTTTTAACTAAGTTATAGCCTCTCTTCTATTATCAGAAATGAATAGTAAGGATAATCAAGTAATTCTAGTGCAAAGCCACTAATTTGCGTAATGTCATTAATAATTTGTTCATCACTATTCATGTAATATTCAATTGCAAATCCACCTAATATCGATGTGTCAAAAAATGAGATATTGGCTTCATTGTCAAATTCTATGGCTACGCCATTAAACTGTAAGATTTCATTTAGCCCTTGGGTTCCCGTTCCCGAATAAGTAAATGTTTTCTCACTTACCACACCGCTAAAATATTGACCGGTTAAATAGGTAGAACTATTGTATATCACAGACTGCGCACCAACTACCTGATAAAGAATACCAGCCTGAATTTCACCGCTTAAAACGTTATAAGCCATAGTTAAGGTTTTAGATTACTCACCCTAATGTTAAATCTGAATTGCAAAAAGCGGGCATTAACGTAAAACTCATTTATTCCAATTCCACCCCTCACATATGCAGGATCTCCGTTGCCACGCAATGGTAAGCCTGTAGCTATGTCGCCAATATTGTTTGTTGTTGGCTGTACCCCCGGTTCGAAATGATTAAACGGCTCTGTTGATAAAGCAAGCCTAACAGTTCCAAATCCTGAAAACGCATTGGTATCTACTGCTTTAAAAGTTTGACCGGATATATACTCTTTTGAATTGTAAGTGATCGAACCACTTTCAACAAGATACCAATAGCCGTTAGTAACAGCAGTACCAACAGGAATGAGGTCACCGCCATTACCGAACCGCAATTGTACTGTATGCCGTTCGGGTGCTTCAAGTATTTCTCTTAAAAGACCCGATGCCGTTGTAGCAAATGTGGTTTGGCCGGCAACAGTAGTAAGTCTTGCGCCAGGTTGATAGGTAGTACTGTTATATACAATTGCTCCGACTTCTACAATAAAGGAAGCTGGGACATTTAAAGTATCTCCGGGGGACTTTGTCATGGTGCCCAAGTCGGCAATACTATCAATGTATTGTCCATTCCTATCAGCGTTAAATCCAAAAATCGGAATGCTTTTTAAAACTCTTTGAATGCCGTTCGTTATACAATTTGTGTCGATACTTGCATCAATCAATTTATTATTTATTGTAATTATATCATCTTCTAAATTTATATTAGTGTTGCTTGAAAAATCAAAATCTCCTTCCGCTTCTATTGCTCTCGCTCTAATAGTATATGCTATTGACCTTGCCCCCACATACGTTCCAAAATAAGAAAGGTTTTTTGCCGGGCTTGCAAACCCCAATGTAAAATCGCCTATATCTGGATTGTTAAACAAGGGGTTGGCTACAACGCAATTGTTAAAGTTCTGATTGTTGTATCCAAAAGCTGTTATTGCGGCCGCCCGAATTGTCGCAATATCACTCATATAAGTATATCCAGTTGGTAAGGAAGGGTAGAATGTCGTTTTATCAAATGTTGGAGTGATACCCCCAAATTTAAAATTGCATTGATAAAATAAACTGTAATCAATAAATGTCGGGGTATACTTAAAGTAAATGTTGCAATTACTAAAAATACAGGCATACATATAGTTATTTGCTCCGACTGCATCTGTTAGGAATGTAACATCACATTTATATAGTGTTATGTTACTAAACTGTCTGATAATTCCCTTCCATCCATCTACATTAAATGATGCATTTGAAATAACACATGATGTAAGTGTGTTGCTTCCGACTTGCATGTTGTATGCTGGTGTCGGCCCGGCCGGTCCCAATAAATAGACTTTATCAACCGTAATGTCTTTAAAGACCGTGCCTGTTGTAAAACCGCTTGTTAAAGCAGTAGAACCTCTTAACTTAATGTTATAAACAAAAGCAAGCCCATTAGCATTCGTTCGAAAAAACCAACTAAATAAGGTAGCATCAAGTATTACATCGCCATCACCTATAATTGATATACCAATAGTCAATGTTATATTACCTTCTCTATATACGCCACTACCTAAAATATAAGTTGCGTTGCCACAAGCCGCATATGCGGTAGTTATGGTTCTATAAGGCAATTGCCTGCTTCCATTACCTGTTGTATCGTTACCAAACAAAGCGACATATGCAAAACCACTTGGCCTTACATTATCTGCCCCTGCGGGAATCGTTATCCCATATTTATTAGCTACTCCGGGCCGGTAAGCCCAATTATATGTTGCACTCATAGTTAATTATCCTGACATTTAAGTTTGATATTACAGCTTGCGTTACTCAGGTCGCTGTAATTATATGTTATAAAAACCCTATCATTTGCAGCATAGGCAAATGGAAATGTTTGTGAACCGGCAGGGTAAGAGCCTGCGGTGCCAATTTTCAGTTTGGGGGATGTAGCGCCCGAAATAAGGATGCTGTTTACCTGTCCCCCATTTTCCATCAACACCGAAACCTCATTTAATCCATACGGATTGATCTGGTAACTTACCTTCTTTTTCTCGTCGAGTATCAACGTTATAGTCTTCAAGGCAGTCATTGCCCGCTGGTCGTCGGTACGTGCCAGGGCTTCTGCTATGGTAGCAAGTTCTACCATTCCAGGTAAGGTCTCGGTTGCATCAGGAGAACTGCCCCCGCCAAAGCTAAGCAGCCAAACATTGTCGTCGCCGTCCCAGATGTACATTTTGGCTTCGTTGCCTATTCCGGCATCCACAAAAGCATAATCTCCTGATTCTCCGGTAGGGTTAGCGGTTGAAAGTCCCAAAAGGGTGGTGTAATTACCTTTAAAATGCTGAGATAACGCGGCAAGTTTTCCTTTTTCAGCTGTGGTATAATTTTCCTGGCTTAAACCATAGCCTGTTAACTTATCCACCTTAGCGCCCAATGCGTCGCGGAGCGCGGCATTGTCCTCGGGCTGGCCAGCCAAATTAGAGAAAGAGTTTTCTACCCAGCCGGTGTTATAATCATCATCGTCAATCTTGCCTAATATTTGCCCCGTGGCACCACCTGTAGGTATACCGTGGCCCGGATCTCCTTTTTCACCTTCCGGGCCTGTTTCTCCTACCTCGCCCTGTAAGCCAATTAATGATGTGCCGGGGCCCCATATGCCCCCTGTTTTAGGCCCAAACAATATATATGTGCTTGTATTGAGGTAAAAATCCCCGTCATTGCCGGTAAGCGAGTTTGATGGATTAGATGTGCCATTTAAAACTGTTTTGCCCGCCGGCCCCGCAGTTCCTGCGTCGCCTTTTTCGCCTTGCGGCCCTTGCGGCCCGTTTTGCATAGAAAATACCTGCGACCACGCACCTGATGCTCTACGATAAAAGACGCCTGTATTTGTATCGATATAGGTATCGTTATTAACGCCGATGCCTGTGCCCGGCGTACCTGATCCGTACAAAATGGTTCCATCTTTCGCCGCGTCTGCCGATGGCAGGGTATATTTTACCAACCAGGCGCCGGATGTTTTTTGCGCGAACGTACCAGTGGCGGTATTTATAAAAAGGTCGCCATTTTTGCCGGTAGTATTTTGCGGTATCGAAACACCAAACGAAACGGTTGCACCGGTATTTACGCTCGAATTTATAAAGTCAAGCAACGCGGTAAAGCCAAACTGATAGTCGTTATTGTTGTGTATAAGTATAGATGTGTCAGCAGCCGTAACGGTGCTTATAACTGGTAGGTCACTTAATTTTTTATCTATCGCCATCAGTTTAAAAATTCGGTTATTAGTTGATTTGTACTAAAGTTATCGACCGGGAAGTTGAAATCTGTGATATCAACCGAGCGTATGCGCGGACCGGCCTGCCTGCTGCTTTTATTTTTCTGGTTATAATGCCATACCGGAAAATCTTCTCTATGATCTAACAGGAAGCGTTCGGTTTCGTTAGCATAGGCATTGGCCGTGCTTCGTTGTTGCTGTACCAGTTTTACAATATCTTTTGGAGGCAAAGCATCAGCATTATCGTAACGTTTAGTTACGGGACCGGTTGCAGTGTAGTGTACGCTGTCTGCCTCAATAAAGCGGGCAAAAGCAAAATAGGACAGTACCGGGAGCAGCCCCTGGTATAAAACTATGTACCCGTTGTCGTCCAGATATTCACAGCCATTCACAAGGTCTTTATAATGCTGAGGGGCATCATCCTTTAGTGTTCCTTCGGTTTCCAGGTTCTTGATCAGATCATAATATAAGATGTAGCCTAAAAAAGCCTTCAAGTCCAGCTCCTGGGCTTTTTGTATAAATACTTTTATACGTTCCGGTTTTATGTTTGCAGCAATATCTGCATAACGCTGCAAGGCTTCGGGGGTAATTAAATTTAACATAACATAGTCCTCCAATCTCCGCCAGCCGGCGGGTAGGTTTAATATTTTGATAATCGTGAATAATTTGCCGGCCGGCATGTTAGATGCACATCGCCTCTGCTTCGTCCTGTTTAAAGCCATAAGCATATACAAGGGCGGCTATTTTGCTTTTGGTGGGAATGGCAGCTTGTAAAAGCTGGTTAATGTTTGCACCCGCTTTTATACCGATCATATCATCAGCCACATTAGCAGGTACGGGGATGATATTCCAGTTAGCAGTTTGATTAATATTGCTGCAGAAATGACTGAACAACTCTTCAAACACCTCACTCAATTCAAGCCTGTCGGCGGCCGTATTGTCGTTAAATTCGCGAATAGCTTCTTTCTTTTCGCCACCATTACTAAGGCCAGAAGCTTTTTCGGCATTGACAAGTTCCTTTGGAACGGAGAACCCTTTAATAATGCGCGCTTCTACAGATCGTTCGGTAGTTTCAAAAAGCTTATCGTTGTTTTGAATTGCATAAGGTTGAAACTCAGGTTTTGCACTTTCATCTTCGTATTCTATCACAATTATTTTTTGCGCACTTTTGGCACCCTGAAAAGTACCCAGGTCTTTTTCTAATTGCGATGGTGTATTAGTTTTGCGGTTATCTATAACGTTATCGGCTTCCTCGCGGCGCGATTGCATAAACAGCATCGTTGATGGCAAAAAGCCTGTGGTTACTTCGCGGTTGTTAAAGATCTTGATACCGGCTTCGGTTTCAAAATCCTCCCATACCGAGTCGGCTTCTATCAGTGGGTAATCGCAAACTTCGGGGTTAAAATAATATAACTGCCCTTTGTAGTTATCCCAGCCGCCCGCAGCTTTAACCTGTAGCTGTATCACTGTTTCATCAGGGTTGTACCTGTCCAAAAAAGTGATTTTGCTGCGCATGATGTTTTTCCAGGTTTTGCGGCCCCAGTCGTTATAGATCGCAAACTTATCAGCAGTTTCGGTATTGTCCGTATCGCCCATGCGGATATCCTCGAACTTGACATAATTAACAGATGCTATTTTGAAATTTGCATTGTAATTTACATGAATGCCAAACCCGCGAAATAATGCTTTGTCTGCAGCGATGGCTTTTAAAAGCTTGGTTATGGTAAGCCCCTTGCTGTTGATGATCTGCTTGCCGACAGATGCTTCTTCAAAACCGTTCCCGGCAATGAATTTTGCCCGCTTGTTCCAGCAATCTTTGGCAGTAGGCGATTGGCCAACCAGCTCCAGCATACGTTGCGGATAGGCGTTATCCATGTCGTAATTAAGTATACCGAAGGTTTGATTAGGCCTTACCAGTATACGCCTTTCAATTTGTGGTAAGTAGGTTTTCATAAGCCCTCCTCACCGCCCGAAGGGGGAGCCAAAAATTCAGCTCTTTTTATTCTTCGTCTTTTCATTTTAGTTTTTTCCTCCTTTACTTCGGAAGCTCCCGCTTCTGGGGACTGGGCGGTAAACAGCTTTACTATGTGCGGGTATCTTTGCAAATACCATTCGGCTTCTTTGTCCGTCAGGTTGTCGTTATTGTGCACCGCAGGCGAACCGGGAGCGAATTGATGTGTGCCGGGTTTAAGAATATATTTTTTCATGTTGATGGTTCATAGTTCATAGATCATGGTTTAAGGCGGTTCACAATTCATTACCATGAACTATGAACCATTAGCTATAAACTTAAACCGCAACCAATGCCTCAAGTGCTGCTATTGTGCTTGCATACGTAGCTGATCCGCTTTCAGGAGCGATAGATACGGCACGCGGAGGATATGGCTCTTTCAACTTATCCGGATTGGTTAATTTGATCTTATAACCGCCATCTAAAGTTTCGTCGGCTGCGTTGCGTTCAGCTTCGGTAACAATTAAGCCGTTCACCGCGCCAAACAATTCTATGGCCGAGTCGCTGTCCTTATAGTTATTTACTGCTATGGCGCGAACGCGGCCATAACCCATTGCCATTAACTGGGCTTTAACATCGGTAGACAAACCGGCGATATTAAAATCTATCTCCTCGGTATAGCGCGGGCCAACCTGGGTTTTAGCCAGTTTGCTCATGGTATTAAAACTGTTGTTGGTGCCTTCAAATTTGTAAACTTTGGCGGTAGCAACGGGGGTAAGGTCTGTGATGATAAGCGGGTTTGCCACATCATACGTAAGCACCATATCATCCTGGTTAAATATATACACTACATCTTCGATGCCCGAAGTAATTGGCCCGTTTGTGCCTAAGTTAAACCCGGCATTTATTTTATTGTAAATTGACATTGTTATTTATTTAGTGATTTATTGAATTAATGATTTAGTGAATTAATTAAGAGGATGATTGACTGCGGTGATAATTCACTAAATCAGTCAATCACTAATTCACTAATTACACTACGCGCCCAGGTAAAACAGCTCGTTAGCGAATTTGAAGTTTACGGCTGCCTTCATGCGGGCCTTCATACGTACCACGTTATCGTTGGTGTAAGGCTTCATGTAAACGGTAGACAATTCGGAAGCATCCCCCAAAAGATCCACACCCAGGAACAGGTTTGACGAGCGCGCGCCCAGAATGGTGTTGGCCTGCCAGTGGTTCATCAGTTGCAGCGGTACACCCAGGTAGTCCATCTTTTTGGGGTCGGTAAAGGCGTTTAGCACGTTTACTGCTTTATCCGCCTGTGCCTGTGCGTAAGCATATCCAACGTGTAAAGGTATCTGCAGGTTAAAATCTTCCTGAGAACGATCCGCTGGGTCAAGCTGGGCATAGATGCCGGTTAGTACACCTAAAACGTTGCTTGCGTTAATGTAGCTTACAGTGGCCGCAGTAGATGTGCCGCTGAAAGTTGCCGCTTTGCGGGTATTCACCTCGTTGTAATTACGTACCAGTTTAAAAGTAGTTGAACTGATAACCTGTATAAAGTATGATTGGCCCTGCACGTCCACCCCGCTGCCGCCGTTGGTAGTATCTTTACTTGTGCCGGTTACCGCGGTAATGCTTACCACATCGCCATCCCTTAAGGTTGCAGTGCTGCTTACAGTTACTACGCCTGAGGCGCTGATGGCTGTAGCTGCCATTGAAGTTTCTGATTTACCCAGGCCTACTTTGTAAACGCCGCTTGCTGCCGCGATAGAGGGCAATAAACCGGTGAACGGGGCTGTAAAGGCCGCCTCTTTGGTAGAGCCTTTACCAAGCCAGTACAAGCGCTCGTTAGCAATTTGTATTTTGGTTAAGTAACGTTGTACCATAAAGTCGCTAAGGTCAACCACACCCTCGTAATCAAGGAACGCGCCGGGTTTAAGCTGCTGGCTCTCCCATGATTGTACCAGTTTATCCCATTGTTCCGCTGCCGTTAATAAACTCGAATATTCGATCTGTCTTATTAAAGCTTTTAACTAAACTTTTAAATATATCCGATTGATCATGTATGGCGTGGGCGTCGCGTAGCGCGCCCGATTTAAGGTTAGGTATGTCTTGCCCAACTACGGTTATTATTTGTTTGTGGTTATTTGCTGCAAAGCAAAAAAGTGCCTGTAAAACAGCATAGGTTTTACCCGAGCTTGTACCACCCTGGTTTACAATGACATCGGTAGCGGCAAAATAATTACACCAGAATAATATTGAGGCCTTCATTATTGACATTAGGATAGGTTGAATATTTAATAGCGATGTTGGATGTTTTAAAAGCGTATAAGGGCAATTTTATAATTAGCAGTACAAAATTTATTATCATCTTAGGCGTAAATTGTATTGTTTGTGATGAATCATATTACGGCCGGCGTTAGTCGAAAAGCTTTTTATTAATTATACCCGCGTTATTTATAGCCTGCCTTTTTTCTTGTAAAAAGGATAGCGCTCCTGTTGATGATACCCCGCTTATAGTTGGCAAATGGTTGTATAAAAGCAAAACCGATAAACGCATAACGAACGGCGCTGTAGTTCAGGATAATACTTACACCGACATGAATGGCGCCAGTATACAGTTTAACGCTGATAACACCGCTGAGGTGCTAACCGAAAGCGGAAACGCTTTTACAATGCAGTATACCTTAAGCGGTGATTTGTTAACGTATATACATACTGAAAGCCACGATTACTACGGCTCTAAAGAGATACTCCGGATAAAAAAAATGACTAGCAACGAACTGCAGCTGACTTATTCGCCACAGGATAATGAGCCCGCGTTAACGCCACCGGATGGATTTTATTCAGAAATGGTGTTAACAAGGTAATCAGGCCCTTTAAATTAAATGTCTACTTCTTTTTCGGTTCCGGCAATTTGAGGGCCGGTATTGATAACGCTTATCTTTAATTTTGAGGGTGCAGCCTTTACTGATCGCGCCGACGACTTTTCTGTCCACCCCATGCAGCGCAAAGCAAAAATCGCCCCGGTTGGTGCAGGCTGGTGCAACTTTTTTTCATATTCACATTCAATACGCAGGCGGGCTTCCCGCAGGGTTTTTTTGAACAGCCCGGTTTGCTCGTAAGCCTCAAAATCAGCCAGGCTCGGAAACCCGAGAAATAAGGCCAGACCGGTGAGCAGGGGCACTTCGGGCTTATTGGTTTTTGGCGTATACATTGCCAGTGGCGATGTTTTCTTTATATATTTTGACGGCGGTTTTGCCTCGGGTACCGGTTGGCCGGCTACGGACAGAAAATATTTTTCCACACGATCGCTGAGTTCAGCAACAGAATAAAAATGAGTCATACAGGAAATAATATGATTGATATGCCTTTTGGCATTTTATATATACAAATGTACGAATAAATCTTTACTTTAACAAGTAAATACAGAAAATTCTTTATTGAATATCAGGAAGGGAGAGTAGCAGGGACCGACAGTACTTGTCCCGCCATTAAACAATAAATTACCGTTAAAAAATGTTAAATTTTTGACTTAAAAGTTGTAAATACAATTTTTAGATAAATTTTTTATAATTTTATAGCATCCACGTACCTATGCGCAAAAAACGGTTTACTAATTGGTATTTTTCACTTGTCATGCTCCTTTCGGTTATGGCGGTGTCGTGCCAAAAAGATACCGGCGAACAGGCCGTTGATGAAAAGAAGATCGCCTTAAATGCCGATAGTGCTTTAAGCGCTGCATCCCCGGATAATTTCCTTGCCGTTGCAGGCACGCTTACCCTAAAAATGCAGGATTCTGTTTACACTTTTGATGCCGCTAAAGACTCTGTCGCGTTTGTAAATATGAGCGCGGGCGACAACCGGTACTTTGGTATCACCGCCATTAATAAAGAACATACTATAAGTTTTGGTGTAAGCTCAAAAGGCGCTGCCGCGGATAGTCTGATTAAGCCTGTAGCTGGCGGCCAGCTACTAATGATGGCCGATGTGATGCATACCAGGCAGTATACCTTAACACAATATGCAGAACCGGGCGATGCCGGTGTAATACATCTGCTGCAGTATCGCACCAAAGATGTGCTTGCAAAAGGCAATTTTTTTACATTTCTATCTAAGGATGACGAACCGAACTCCTCACTTTACAGGGTAGAAGGAACCTTTGAACTGATGTTGAAGAAACAACAAAAGTAGCTGTGCTCAGTATTGACACCTTATTGTAAAAAACGCTTTACACACCTCATCCTTCGCCTCTAAGCAGCCAAAAACCGGCCTTTTTTGCGTATCTTTACAGAAAAACAAAAGGAGATTAATGAAAGTATTTATTGGAGGCCTTCCGTTAGAAGTAAGTGAGGCCGAACTAAATGCGGTTTTTGGTGATTTTGGGCCGGTTAAGTCCCTCAGGATCGTTAAAGATCGTGAAACAAAAGAAAGCAGAGGCTTTGGATTTGTTGAAATGGTTAATGAAGCAGAAGCTAAAGAAGCCATCAGGTGTATGAATGGCCAAAGCTATTATGGCAAACGCATAACCGTTAATATAGCAGAGGATAAAGGCCCCGGTTTTGGCGGTGGCGGCGGTAACAGAGGCGGTTTTAGCCGTAACTAAGCCCTATATAATTTCTTAAGATATCATGAGCCCTGCAAAGCAGGGCTTTTTTTGTGCTGTTCCGTTTAAATAATTTTATTTTTAAGAAAGATCCTTTAGTACTTGTTCCGCCAATATTTATTTGTACCTTGGATAACCTAAACAAGTAACAAATTTTGCGCCTTTTTGGAAACATAAACAGGCTATGGCTCACGCTTACGGGCTCTACTACCGAGTTCTCTTTAGAGATCAGGATATTTCACTCCCTTTGCCTCATTTCGATACTTGCGCTGGCTTATAACGTGCCCTTTAATTATCTAATAGGGCTGCCCTTTGTGTCCTTGCTTAGTCTTTTAACCCTTATTATATTTTCGGCACTTTATTACTTGTCGCGTTTCCGTGGCAGCTTCAAAGTAACGGTTACCATATTCACCGTCATCGGGAACCTGCTGTTCGCAACGAATTTTATATACAACTCCGGCACTTATGGGCCAACAGACCTGCTAATGGGCCTGTGTATTTTATTGGTGTTGTGCGTTGTGCCTAAAAATCAGCAGAAATTTTGGATTGCCCTTAATATGCTCATCATTGTTGGATTGCACCTGGCTGAGTATTATCACCCGGCATGGGTGCCAAATACCTACGTAAACCGCTCCAGCCGGTATCTCGACCTCACATCTGCTTATGTTGTGGTGGTTATAGTGCTGTATTATACAGTAACTTATTTCAGGCGTAATTATGATTACGAAAAACGCTCCGCTTCTGATAAGGCAAATGCCATTGAACTTCAAAATCACCACATTACTCAGCAAAACCAGGAATTAGCCCGCATTAACTCCGAGAAGAATAAACTAATGTCGATAATAGCGCATGATCTGCGTTCTCCTTTAAGTAATATCCAAAATTACCTTGAACTGGTTACAGAGTACGAATTGGATACAGCTGAACGCCGGATGGTAGAAGGTGATTTGCTTAAAGTTACCCGCCGAACCATTGATATGCTTGGCAAGCTGCTTATATGGTCAAAAGCTCAAATGGACGGGGTTAATGTAAAACTTGGCTATGTTAACCTTCGCGACGCTCTCTTTAATACCCTGGAACTGGAAAAAGCCATCGCCCTAAAAAAAAATATTAGCCTTACTGACGAAATAGATTGGGATATCCGCATTGTAGCCGATATTGATATGCTGCAATTGGTTATACGCAACCTTATAAGTAACGCTATTAAGTTTACTGCGCCCGGTGGGCAAGTAAGTTTTAAAGCAAAACAGATCGGTGGCGAGTGCTGGCTTATTGTTCGTGATAATGGTATCGGCATGTCTGCCGAAAAGCAGGCAGAACTGTTTTCTTTACAAGCGCAATCTACTTTTGGTACCGATAACGAAAAAGGGGTAGGGCTTGGCTTATTGCTCTGCAAAGAATTTACAGAAATGCAAGGCGGGCACATCTGGGTGGAGAGCTCGCCCGACCACGGGGCCGCTTTTTTCGTATCGATGCCGGCCGGCAGTTAATTCAAAAGTCGAAAATCGAAAAAGATTGTGATAATTTGTAAAGCTGTTTTTACTTTTGAGTTTAATTTTAACTTACTATGAGGCCGGGCGATAAAGTGATATGTATAAATGATAAGATCGACGCCGACAAAAGTACCGAAATAAGGCGCGATTTTGAGATCTGGATCACCAAAGATAAAGAATATACCATTCGCGAAATATTAGATAACAACGGTATTGTAACCGGGGTGCTGCTTGATGAGGTCCATAACTTCCCCAAATTTTTTAAATTAATAAACCGCTATCAGGAACCGGCCTTCGCCATCTGGCGTTTCCGCAAGCTTAACTACGCCACCGCCCCTGCAGAAGCGATAAGCGAAGTTGAAGAGCTGGTGCAGGCAGACCAGGAACAATTGGTTAAGGCTAAGTAAATTCCAGTTGGGTATGCCACATATGAGCAGATAGGCTGTTTATGTTTTAAATGCTAAATGGCATAATCGTTACCAATTTTTATCCATCGCGGCCTCGGTCTCTACTAATTGCGTTAATATAGCTTTTAGCATTGCTTCCCGGGCCCATTGCTGCTCTATAAGCGTAGCATCCTGTTTGTACCAGGCTATCGCTTCGTTTATTTGTACACGTGTTTTGTAAACAAACTGCTTGTTAGGGTGCAGGCGCTGGCCTTCATAACTGTTTAGGTTTTCATCCTTAATTATCCTGGCAAAGTTTTTAACAGAGATGTCCAGCTGGAGGCAATCATCAAGGGAATTTTTAAAGTCCTGTTTATCTTCCAGCCAAAGGGTAAGCGTGTCATCCGTCAGGTCGTGGTCGGCAATGCTTATTCGGCTGTAATTATAATCAACGGTAATAATAAGCCACCATAGCTGGTCCTTAAGTTTTTGGGCGATTTTTATCATTGTTTTATTTAATAATGGTTAATATTCATAGAAAAGTAAGTCACTCACGCATTCGCCTCAAAAGGCGGCATCCACCCGGGTATATATTTTTGTATTGCGGCGATTTCATGACGGTACTTATCGCAAGCAGCTATATAGCCCGCAGCGCGTTTGGTTAATTCCCGACTAGTTGGCATGTGCTTGCCGTTTTTTTGTTTAGTGCGTAGGGCGGAGTATGCGATATACATAGGTTATTTAGATATTGATTTTAAATGACTGTAAACATATTGTTGTATATAGCTAAAGTATATTCTGTAAGTTCTGTAAAGCGATTATTTGTTTTACTGATTTTTAGTTTTAATTTAGCATTCGTCGAACAAACAAATATAAAGAAATATCTTTATTTAAATCAAGAAAAATCTTTAATTATTTTTTATTGTATGAATGACCTGTCGAAACCCAACAAAATAAAAACAGTACGACCTGAAACACTGGAGTTTATTATACTGTACAATCAACTAAGGGGTAAGGCATTTAATAATAATACCGAACTGGCTGAAGCTTTAAACTTCAACTCGGCCAGTTCCATTACCGAAATCATTAAAAGCCGCCAAAATATTGATCCCGAAAAATTGAAGGTATTTAAAGAAAAATATGCGGAGCATTTAGGAGGAAAAAAAAATACCGAGAAAGCTGTAGCCGCACGAAGTGAGGAGGGTATACCAATGTACGAAATTACCGCTACGGCATCTGGTGTTGAGGTTTATAATGATATAAATGATTCGCGCCCGGTGGGTCGTATGAATTTCCCGGGGATAGAGGAGTGCGATTTTGCCCTGCCTGTTTGGGGGCACTCCATGTATCCGTATTTAGAAAATGGCTGCTGGGTGGCACTGAAGATAATCAGCGATATGAAAATATTGCCCGGTGAGGTTTATTACATAGAGTGGGGCGATTACCGCATGTATAAGCGCCTGCTGGCCAGCGATAACCCGGAAGAAGTGATCGCTCACTCGGATAATGTAACAGAAATGGTTGCCGGCCGTCTAAAATATGCACCTTTTCCTATCCGCATAGATGAAATAAAAAAGCTATGCCTGGTAAAAGATATCCATAAAAAGCATAACCATTAGTGGAAACAACATACAGCAAAAGATACTTATCAAATTTAAAACCTGTTTACCGTACGGTGATATACTATGCGATATTACTGCCGGCTACTATAATGTTTAATACCCTGCCGGCTTTTAAAACAGGCCCCTGTACCCCTAACCTGGATTTACTGTCAGCTTTCAT